AACTACTAGACGCAGGGCCAAGTAGACGAGGGTGGCATCGACTCCAGACGGTACTCCAGTGCCCGAGGAAGTATGCCATCTACACAAGAGACAAAGCACAACCACGCCCGACGACTGCCCCTGCTCTCATCAAGGGGACACTCCTACACATCGGGCTGGCCCACCGCTACGCCCTGATACAGGACCCAGACGCTGACGTGTACGAACCGTTGAAGGCTGTCGAGGGGATGGCTGCCAAGCAGCCCAACCCCGAGGTGTGGGCAGAGCATGTCCCTCTCGTACAGGAGACACTCCTCCAGTACGACATGAGGTGGGGGCACGAACAGTGGGAGGTGAAGGCTGTCGAGAGGGAGCTTGTCGCCCACATCGAGGACAAGGAGAGAGGGGAGGTCTACCTCTACACCCAGCGAGCCGACCTCGTAGTATGCAACCCCTCAACAGGGCTCTGGTACATCGTAGACCACAAGACTTCGGTGCGTCCACCGTCGTCCAGTGCCAAGGCATACTCGCTGTCGGGGCAGTTCCGTGGCTACAACATGTTTGGGAGAGGCTTGCTAGGCTTCAAGAACTTTGGCGGCGTCGTCCTGAATATGCTACAGTGGCCTGGTGCGAAGAAGCCTGCCGAGTTCGCTCGACTCGAACTTGGCCCTGCGCCCTTCGCAGACAAGACATTCCAACAGACCATCATCCATGCTGAACGAACCATCCGAGACCTGACCAAACTCTACACTGACACCGATGCCCTGGCGTGGCCAGGGGTACACCACGAACACGCCTGCTGGACCAGATACGGACCTTGCAAGAACCACAAGACATGTGAATGGGGACCAGACCAATGACCAGAGATATCTTCGGCATCACCTATGGCAGGAGCAAGTCAGGTAAGACCCTGGCCTGCGTTCGAGCCTTCCCTGGTGCTCTCTTCCTCGCCCCTCCCGGCGCTCTCCTCTCGGCCAAGTGGCTCGACTGGGAGCCCCAGGTGGTAACTGTGAGGCGAACCCAGGGATTCCAGTACCTTGCCCAGACAGTGAGGAAGGCGGCGAGCAAGTTCGACACCATCGTCATCGATGACCTGTCGCTCATTGCCGACGCTGAGCTAGAGCTGTGTAAGAAGGCTGCTTCCGGCTTCGCTGCATTCGACCTGTTCAACCGGAGGATGTACGACCTCCGGGATGCTTGTCGAGAAGTGGACGCCCATGTCTTTATGACCTGCCATGAGCAAGCGCCTCGTGAGGTCAAGAAGGACAACTACAACCGGTACATCCCCGGTGCTCCCCTCGTCCCTGGCTGGCAAGCCCCGGAGAAGCTGCCTGCTATGGCTGACTTCGTAGCCCGAGTGGTCTACGACGACGAGGCAGCAGGCTGGCCCTTCGTCTACGAGACTGGTCCTGATCAGAACTACGTGACGGGCGACAGGTTAGCCATCCTTCCGAGTCGATTCCCCCTCAACTTGAGGGAGGCCATGCTTGGTGCAGGCATCGACGTACCCCGTCCCGAGCCCTTGGCCTGGATGGAAGAGCACGTCGAGAGCGTAGCCCACGAGCTTCAAGAAGAGTTTCTAGAGTCGAAGCCCAACCTCAAGGCTGTGCTCCTTCGAGCCTCTATGAAACTTGCCGACCATTCCCCTCGCCATGTGCGATGGGTTCTCGCCGACGCGATGGACCGTATGGTTCTGCGGCGGCACACACACAACATGCTGACCGACTTCATCGGTAACTACTGAGAGACAATACAATGAGCCGTAGAATCAGTTTCGAGAACACCTTCGTCGATGTGCCTCCCGGCACACCGGACTTCTTCAAGGTGGAGATCATCCACACCGAGGCCACCCAGACACAGAGAGGCAGCGACCGCATCCGCTTCAAGGCACGGGTCATCAGTGGACTTCGTACCGAGGAGGCGCACCGCTACTGCACCATCCGGGAGGGGTTCAACCTGCCCCGTACCGAGAAGCAGGTCAAGTACGACGTAGAGCACAATGACGACACCCAAGACAAGAGGGACATGGATGAGATGATGGGGCGCATGTGGATGAGCTTCTTCGTCAGTGTCGGGTACTCGCAGGACGAGGTCCGCAGCAAGGGCTTCGACTTTGACAACGTGAACGAGAAGGGCTCGTTCGAGTACCTCATCGGACGCCTCGGCTATGTCAAGTACACCCCTGCTGACCCTGACAGCGGGCAGAAGTACGACAAGAAGCAGTGGCTGACCGAGGACCAGTGGGAGATGTACGGAGCCGCCGCCGCGACGAAGCACTCCCTGGCAGCGAGCGCCGTGATCCACGAGAAGGATCCGCTCGATGCTATCCTGGGTAGCAAGTAGTTCTTAGTGCGTCCCTGTCTTGGTCGGTAGGGGGGTCGAGTGTTTCACTCCACTTGACTTTCGGGTAGTGCATCGCCGGCCAGGACAGCGGACGCCCTCTGGAGGTGAAGGATGAATAGGGAAGAACAAACGTGGGAACTCGTGGACTCCTCTGGGGGGTGCCTCACCTACCGGCTGCGTGTACCTGGAGGGTGGCTCTACCGTACCGATAGCGAGGATGGTGATCTCGACGGCAACCTCCTCACAGTGAGGAACATGGTCTTCGTACCATTGACGCAGGAACAGAAGCAGGAACTACTAACTGCACCCGAGGCGTTCGTGATTCTCCAGATCAGCCGAGCGCATGGCTACAACCTGATCAAGTCTGGTGCGCTGAAGTCGGTGAAGATCGGACGATCACGCCGCATCTCACGGGCTGACCTTGACCAGTTCATCTGTGACCTGCCAAGTGACGGACTGAGGAAGCCCCGTGAGTAAGTATTCGCGGAGGCGCTTCTATTGGTCCCAAGCTCGTGAAGAGCGCAGGATCGCTCGTCTCCCCAAGATTCATCTACGCATCCGGGGCCTAGCCCACAAGACAGCATGTGGGGCGAAACTTCCTGACGATCCTCGACTCTGTAGGGACGTTGAGAAGCGGGTCACATGCAGACGCTGTCTACGGACAGTCTCTTATGCACGAGAGCGCAAGGCCCATCGAGCCCAGAGAAAGGCCTCCCGTATGCAACAGCACTGCCTAGACCTCAAGGACAAGTCCAGTGGCCCTTGAGTGTGCCAACTGCGCCGAGTGTCCTCTCCGCCCCTACTGGGAGCAGAGAGGGCACTGGCGTCCCGTCGACTTCGAGCACAACGGTAGCGATATCCTTATCTTAGGGGACGCACCGTCGAAGCAGGACATTGCTGCTGGCCGTCCCTTCACTGACGGGCACGGCATCGCCGTCATGCAACGGTTCGAGGAGCTAGGTCGTAAGCGACTCTCCGTAGACTGGGGCAACCTCTTGGGTTGTCGCTGGCCCGATGACGATGCTCGGTCCTTCCTGGCCCAGCTTCGTAAACGAAACAGGAAGCGGGTCAAGGAGGGGAAGACCCCTCTCCCCAACCCCATCAAGGCGTGCTGGCCCCATGTTCACGCCAAGCTGAAGAGCTACTCCCTTGTCATCACCCTGGGCTCTCATGCGATCAAGGCTCTCCTCGACGGGAACCCTAAGCTCGAAGACGTAAGGGGTGGCCCTACCAAACGAGATGATCTCAAGGTCCTCCCGACCTACCACCCTCGGCTACTCCAGGTGATGCCCCACCTGAAGGAAGTGTTCGACGTAGACCTGGCTAAAGCCCTGCGGTACTACAAGGACGGCCTGCGCTGGGAGGACCCAAAGGTCTACTACCAGCCCACAACAGAGTGGGCTCGTGCCTGGTTCGAGAGGAACCGGGGCCGGCAATTGGCCTACGACGTGGAGACTGACGGCATCAACACCCTCACCACAGGGCTCCGGTGCATTGGCATCGGGACTACGGACGAGGTCCTGATGTTCGGCTACCAATCTGTAGACGGCCAGACGCGCTTATACGAACCGGAGGAAGAGCGCAAGAGCAAACTAATGCTGGCCGAGGTTTTCACGGACAAGTCCTGGCTAAAGGTCGGGCATAACGCAGGGTACTTCGATCGTATCGTCGTAGAGCAACACCTCCGTGTGACCCCCGAGCCCTTGCTCGATACCATCCTGCTCCACAAGCTGGCTGCGAGCGAGCACCGTCACCGCCTGGGCTTCGTTGCCAGTATGCTGCTCGACGTACCGGCCTGGAAGGCGGACCACACCGGGGTCACAGCCCAGACGGATGCTGACCTCCATGCCTACTGTGCCACGGACGTAGCGGTCACTGCCCGACTGGTAGATCCCCTCCTCGGGATGGCCAAGAAGAGGAAGCAGCTTCACCTCTACCGCATGGATGCCAAGGTCCAAGACATCTGCGCTGGAATGCATCGCCTTGGTATGCGGATAGACGAACCGACGCGAGCTAATCACGAAGCCGTACAGATTAGGGAAGCAGCGCGCTGGCTCGGCGTCATTCACTCCCT